GATCCCGACAGTCACGCTATTTGTTGCGCGTGCAGGTCACAGTACCCCACCTTCACGGCAACCAGCGTCAAAGTTTATGAGAATTGAGCAGCGCTCCTTCAGGTCTCCTGCGTTCCACCATAACCCTTTGGCGGGCAGGAGGTCGTGCCATGCGCCTATTTATCAGTCTCTGTCTGGCTATGTCCACGCTGGTGGCAGCACCAGCTGCTATTGCAGCCCCCAAGTGGGAGGGCGTGGACTGCAGCGAGGTCGCCAAGGTCAAACGCCAACTGGCCTGCTGGCGGTGGCAAGCCCGCAACCCGAAACCCGTACAGGTTCCCGTACAGGGCGCACCCGGTGCTGCTGGCGCACCTGGCGCAGCTGGTCCCGCTGGACCCAAGGGTGACAAGGGTGACAAGGGCGACCGTGGCCCCCAGGGCGAGCGCGGGCCTGCTGGTCCCGCTGGACCTGCCGGCGCTGACGGTCAGCAAGGACCGGCTGGCGCTGATGGCGCACCTGGCCCCAGCGGTGCAGGTTTTTCCTCTGGCACCATCTTCTTGGTGAACGGCGCGTGCCCCACCGGCACAACCGTGCAGGGCGCGCAGAACCGTTGGACGGTGTACGCCAACGACACTTCAGGACGCCCGTGGCTGACCACCGGCTCAAGCGCGCAGTTGTTCTTTTCTGCCTGCCTGGTGGACTAGGTGCCTGCGCTTTCTGAGGCGAGTGAGCAGTACCTAGCCTTTATGCAGGCTCGCGGTCTGGCTAAGTCCACGGTGACCACGGCGCGCAATTTGCTCAACCACGCCCAGCGTGAGTGGGGTGACATCGAGGTTGCCGAGATTGAGCCGCGGCACGTTGATGCGCTGTTTATCGGCAGAACCTGGTCAGCAGGCACCAAGAACATTTACCTGATCGGGCTGCGCGGTTTCTTGAAGTATTGCCGCACGCACCACTACATCTCTGCTGACCACGACCCCACCACGGGCTGGCGCACACAGACGGTGGAGAAGCGCGAGAAAACCTGGCTAAGCCTGCCAGCCCTTGGCGCTTTGCTGGACGCCGCTGAACATGCGCGAGATCGAGCGTTCATTGCGCTTGGCATCTACACCTTCATGCGCGCTAGCGAGATCGTGCAGCTGCGCTGGCAGGACGTAGACCTGCAGCGCAACGAGATCCACATTTACCGCGTCAAGACCAAGCAGGCCGACCAGTTACCCATCTGCGCTGAATTGCGTTATGAGTTGGCGGCCTGGGCGTTGTACGTCAAGAACGAGATGGGCGAGATCCAGCCTGACTGGTACGTGGTCCCTTCCATCGGCCCGCGCCCCATGCAAGGGGTGCGCGGTGAGCGCAAGTTGGTGCCTAGCGGCAAACCTAACCCGCTGCGCCCCACGCGCACGATTGGCCGCCCGCAGCGCATCGTGAAGCAAGCAATGGAGCGCATTGGCGTTGGCGGCAAGGGCGATGGCTGCCACGTGCTGCGCCGCTCTGGCGCTCGCAGCCTGTTTGAGGAATTGCGAGAAAAGGGCTACGACGGCAGCGCACGGCGCGTTCAGTCAATGCTCGGCCACGCCAGCGTTATCACAACTGAGATTTACCTGGGAATAGACAACGAGCGCCGCCAGCGCAACGAGATGCTGGCTGGGCACGTGATGTTCTCAGGCGACACCAACCCCTCAGCCAACCTGCAACTACCTGCGGCCCGTGCCGAGATAGAGGCTGCAAAGGAGATCTGATGCCCGGTCGAGGTCCAGCCCCTAAGGCTGAGCGCTCCCGGCCCAACGACACCGCACGCCGGAAGGCCGAGTTCACCAAGGTGGCCGACGACGGCCAGGTGCGTGGGCCTGAGTTGCCTGACTACACCTGGCATGAGCGCACTGTTGCGTGGTACGAAACATGGCGGCGTAGCCCCATGGCCGCCACCTTCATTGCCGCTGACTGGGACTTTCTTATTGACACCGCCATGCTGCACACCGAGATGTGGAACGGCAGCCCCGGTCTTGCCGCAGAGATCCGGCTGCGCGTTGGCAAGTTGGCTGGCACTCCCGAGGACCGGCTGCGCCTGCGGCTGGAGGTGGAGACCGAAAGCAAGCAGGTGGCGCAGGTGACGAGCATGAGCCGTGACCGCAAGCAACGCCTGGTGGCTATCGTCAATGAATAGCCTGGGTTACGCGCTGGTGGATTGGATTGAAACCCACCTAGTGCATGGCCCTGGTGACGTCGAGGGCGAGCCTGTCGTGCTTGATGACGAGTTTGCAGCGTTCATCGTGCGCGCATATGCAACAGACGTCCAAGGCAAACGCAACGTGCGCAGGGCTGTGCTGTCACGACCTAAGGGCAGAGCCAAGTCTGAGCTTGCCGCCTTTGTTGCTGTTGCCGAGGCTGTTGGCCCGGTGCGGTTCTCGCACTTTGCTGCAGCGGGTGAGATATCACCCTGGGGCTATCAGTACGAAGAAGGCGAGCCTGTCGGCCAGCCCGTGAAGCGTCCAGAGATCTTGTGCTTTGCAACTGAGTACGGCCAAGCGGGCAACACCTATGACGCGGTGCGCTTTATGTGCCAGCAGTCAGAACGCTTGCGCGAGGCGGTGCCCGGCATTGACGTTGGGTTGACTCGCATCGTGCTACCTGGTGGTGGGCAGATCACACCTGAGTCTGCTGCCGACTCCAGCAAGGATGGCGGCAAGTCCACCTTTGTTGTCTTTGACGAGACCCACTTGTGGGTGCTGCCTCGATTGAAGCGCCTGCACCAGGTGGTGCTGCGTAACTTGCTCAAGCGCAAGATTGCTAGCGGCTGGGCGTTAGAGACCACCACCATGTACGCACCTGGCGAGCAGTCGGTGGCTGAGGGCACGCACCAATACGCGCAAATGGTCAACGAGGGCCGCACGCACGACAGCGCCTTGTTGTTTGACCACAAGCAAGCAGCAGCCAAGTGGAGCGTTAGGAACAAGCGCGACCGCCTGGCGGGCTTGCGCGAGGTGTACGGACCAGCAGCAGAGTGGATGGACCTAGAAGCCATCGCTGACTCATACGACGACCCGCAAACCTCAGAGGCTGAGTGGCTGCGCTACTGGTTCAACCAGCCGGTCAGCCTGCAAGGCCAATGGCTACCGCAAACAGCGTGGGACGAGTGCCACAACGGCAGACCAATACCTGACGGTGCCGACGTCGTGCTGGGCCTGGACGGTTCTTACAGCCGTGACGCGACAGCCCTGGTTGCCGTGCAGATGGGTGACTTCCCGCACTTGTCGGTGGTCAACATTTGGGAACGCCCACCAGGGCAACCTGAGTGGACGGTGCCTATTCTTGATGTGGAAGAAGCCATACGCACCGCTTGCCTGCGCTGGGCGGTGCGCGAGATCACCGCAGACCCACACCTGTGGGCGCGTTCGCTGGAATTACTAGACAGCGAGGGGCTACCTGTAACGGAGTTCCCGCAGTCAGCTGCGCGCATGACACCCGCTACCCAGCGCTTCACGACGATGGTCTTAGAGCGCCAGATGACGCACGACGGCAACCCAGCGTTGACTCGACACGTGAGCAACGCTGTGCTGAAAAGTGACGCCCGAGGCGTGCGCATTTACAAAGAGAACAAAAACAGCGACCGCAAGATTGACGCTGCGGTCGCATCCATCATGGCCCTAGAGCGTGCCATGCAACACGTTGAGGCTCCTGCAGAGCCTGAGCCATTCTTCATCGCATAGGAGTCACATGGGCACCGCCTTACAACTCACCGGCTTTGCTGCCGTAGTGGTGGGTGCTTTCTTGATCGCTCCTGCTGCTGGCTTCATTGTCGGCGGCGTTGCCTGCGTCCTGCTCGGTGTCGCGGTGGAGACCGCGAACAGGAAGGACCGCTAATGCTTGGACGCTTGCTGGGACTAGGCGAACCTAGGGCGCTGTCCTACCAATCCCTGTTTGCCGCTGGTGCCGACATCGCACCACGCACACCTGCCGGCACGGTCATCAACCAAGACACTGCGCTGAAGGTTGGCGCTGTGTACGCAGCGGTGCGCCTGCTGACCGACACGATCAGCACGCTGCCCGCAGATACCTACATTCGACTGGAGGGCCAGCGGCGACCGTTTCGCCCTAAGCCTGAATGGGTAGACAACCCTGACGTTGGCACGACCCGCGAGGACCACGTTGCGCAGGTAATGATGTCGTTACTGCTTGACGGCAACGCTTTCGTGCGCGTTTTCCGCTCGCAGTCGGGCCGCAACGCTGGCCTACCGACCGCGCTGGTTGTCCTCGATCCCACCAAGGTGGAGGTCAAGCGCCGCGCCGATGGTGACGTTGAGTTTGTCTTTGATGA